GAAATACGATGATGCCAAGACCAAAGATAAAGTTACCTTAAAAGGCAAGGATGGTACGGTTTTAGATAATGTGAAAGCAGGCCACATCTCATCGACTTCAAAAGAAGCAGTAAATGGTAGCCAAATTCACAATATTTCAAACAGTATTAAAAACAGTATTGGTGGAAATACCGTTGTTAATCCGGATGGTAGTCTGACGACCAATAACATTGGTGGAACGGGTAAAAACAACATCAATGATGCGATTAGCGAAGTAAAAAATACAGCTAAGAAAGCAAAGACTACTGTAACTGAAGGCGACAACATTGTTGTAAAAGAAACTGTTAATAAAGATGGCAGCACTAACTACGAAGTGTCGACTAAAAAAGATCTGACATTAAATAGTGTAACCACAGGTGACAGCGTACTTAATAATAATGGTTTGACTATTAAAGAAGGTCCAAGCATTACCAAAGAAGGCATCAATGCAGGTGGTAAGAAAATTACCAATGTAGCTGATGGTATCAATGCCAAAGATGCAGTAAATGTTGATCAGCTCACCAAAGTCAAAGATAACTTGAATGGCAGAATCACTGATACCAATAATCAGTTAAATGATGCGAAAAAAGATTTAGGTAATCAAATCGCTGATACCAACAAGAATCTGAATGATGCCAAGAAAGACCTTGGTGACCAGATTGCTGATACCAACACTAAGTTAAATAATACCAAGGATCAGTTAACAACTCAGATTAACGATACTAAAACTGAGTTAAACAACACGATTGGTAACACCAAAACTGAGCTGAATACCAAAATTGATAGCACCAAGACTGAGCTTGAAAACAAAGGCTTGAACTTTGCTGGTAATAGCGGTGCAGATGTACATCGTAAACTTGGTGAGAAGCTTAATATTGTAGGTGGTGCAGCTGCGTCAACTCCGGTGGCTAAGACCAGCGGTGAGAACGTTATTACCCGTACTACCAAAGATGGTATTCAGATTGAACTGTTAAAAGACTCGAAGTTTGACAGTGTTACCACTGGCAACACCACATTAAATACGAATGGTTTGACGATTAAAGAAGGCCCAAGCATTACTAAAGATGGCATTAATGCCGGCGGTAAGAAAATTACCAATGTGGCTGATGGTATCAATGCTAAAGATGCAGTGAATAAGAGTCAGTTGGACAATCTTGCTGCCAAGCAAAATGCAACCGATGATGCTGCGGTGAAATACGATGATGCCAAGACCAAAGATAAAGTTACCTTAAAAGGCAAGGATGGTACGGTTTTAGATAATGTGAAAGCAGGCCACATTTCATCGACTTCAAAAGAAGCAGTAAATGGTAGCCAAATTCACAATATTTCAAACAGTATTAAAAACAGTATTGGTGGAAATACCGTTGTTAATCCGGATGGTAGTCTGACTACTAGCAATATTGGTGGAACGGGTAAAAACAACATCAATGATGCGATTAGCGAAGTAAAAAATACAGCTAAGAAAGCAAAGACTACTGTAACTGAAGGCGACAACATTGTTGTAAAAGAAACTGTTAATAAAGATGGTAGTACAAACTATGAAGTGTCGACTAAAAAAGATCTGACATTAAATAGTGTAACCACGGGTGATAGCGTACTTAATAATAATGGCTTAACCATTAAAGATGGTCCAAGCATTACTAAAGATGGCATTAATGCCGGCGGTAAGAAAATTACTGATGTGGCTAATGGCGTTATTGCACAAAATTCTAAAGATGCTGTAAATGGCGGTCAGGTTCACCATATCTCTAATAGCATCAAAAACAGTATTGGTGGAAATACAGTTGTTAATCCGGATGGTAGTCTGACGACCAATAATATTGGTGGAACAGGTAAAAATAACATCAATGACGCAATTAAGTCTGTAGATGAAAAAGTCACTAATGGTGTAAATGACTTGACTCAAAAAGGGCTAAATTTTGGTGCGAATGACCAGAAAACAACCCAAGGCAAAGCAGTTCACCGTAAGCTTGGTGACACTATCAATATTGTGGGTGGGGCTAATCCAGAAACTGCTGAAGATAAAACTAGTGGCGAGAACATCATTACCCGTACCACAGAAGATGGTGTCAAAATTGAGATGTTAAAAGATGTGAAGTTCGATAGCGTGAATGTCGGGGGCCATGTCTTAAATCAACAAGGTCTAACCATTAAGGGTGGGCCAAGCATCACAGTGAATGGTATTAATGCAGGTGGTAAACAAATTACCAATGTTGCAGACGGTATTAATGCAAAAGATGCGGTGAACAAAGGCCAATTAGACAAGCAAATTAACGAAGTTAAAGATCAAATTGGTAAAGATATTGGCAAGCTTTCTGATCATGCTGTGCAGTATGACAAAGATAAAAATGGCAATGTCGACAAGAACTCAGTCACTTTAGGTGGTGGAGAAAAAGGTACCAATCTGAAAAATGTAGCTGACGGTAAAATTGCTGAGGGCTCTAAAGATGCCGTGAATGGTGGTCAATTATGGAATGTTCAAAATCAAGTCGATAAGAACTCGAATGATATTAAGAATATTCAGAATAACATCGATAACATTTCTAATGGTAAAGCTGGGTTAGTTCAACAGCAAAAACCAAATGGTGAAATCACGGTCGGTAAAGATTCTGGCGGTACTAGCATTAATATGGCTGGGAAAGAGGGTGATCGTGTTGTTCAAGGTGTTAAAGATGGTGAGATTAAAGCTGGTTCGAACCAAGCTGTAAATGGTGGACAAATCCATAAAATTTCAGAAAGCATCAAAAACAGTATTGGTGGAAATACTACGATTGATCCTAAAGATGGCTCAATTACAACCAACAATATTGGTGGTACAGGTAAGAACAATATTAATGATGCGATTGGGACCTTAAACCAGTCGAACCAAGAATTGGGTAACAAAATTACCAATCTGGGTGATCAGTTACAACAAGTGTTCTATGACACTAATAAACGTATTGATGACGTTGAGAAAAAAGCTAATGCAGGTATTGCCGCTGCCATGGCCTTAGAAAATGCGCCGTTTGTAGCAGGTAAATATACCTATGCTGTTGGTGCTGCATATCATGGTGGTGAGAACGCAGTCGGTGTGACCTTACGCAAAACCTCTGACAATGGCCGTTGGTCAATTACAGGTGGTGTGGCAGCTGCTTCTCAAGGTGAGCCAAGCGTCCGCGTTGGTATTAGTGGTGTGATTAATTAAGAAACTGGTTAGGAGGGCAATGCTCTCCTTGCTCGACAGATTAAAGAGATTATAGAGATGAACAAAACAATCCAAAGCTTAGTCGTAGCAGCTTTTGCTGGTTTCGCAGTCACAACTTATGCAAATGAACAGGCTCAGCAACAGAAAATTCATTTTCCAGCGATTGAAAAGAGTTATTTGAAACAAGTAAAACGTTATGAATACCAAGATGTTGCTCGTTTAGATACAGGACTAAATAAAGATCAAATTCGAGCTTTACTAGGCAATCCACAATTTAGTGAAGGGCTTTTTGCAGTAAAAGTTTGGAACTATGTGCTAGATATCCGTGTTCCCAACACACACCAATACCAGCGTTGCCAGTTGCGTATTGATTTTGATAAGCACTATTTAGCAGAACGTTTATCTTGGAAGGGTGAAGCGTGTGAAGGTTTAGTTGTTTTGGGAGCAAATAATCAGGCACCAGAACGTAGCACTGTAATTGCAGATCGTACAGCGAGTGTCCTATTTGCTTTTGAACGATTTGATGCGAGTGCGATTGAAGAAGGTACTAATAGCGTTGTGAAAATTGCTGAGCAAATTAAGAAAAGTCCAACAACAACCCCAATTATTGTTTCTGGATTCACAGACCCATTGGGTAAGTTTAGTTATAACCAAGAGTTATCATCTAAACGAGCGAATACGGTTGCCAAGTTACTGGTACGACAAGGTGTTGAACCAAGCCGTATACAAATACAGGCGAATAGCCAGACCGACTTATACAAGCAGTGTAGTGATAACAATAGTTCACAACTTATTCAATGTTTAGCGCCAAATAGACGTGTTAATATAAGTTGGTAAAACGGTCTGTCACGGCAAAGTAACCATCCTTAGGGTGGTTACTTTTTCGTTTTTTAAGGAGCTAAAAAAGTAAAAGGATATATTGGAGATTTTATAAATTTTATATAAAAATCATCTTTTAAAATAATAAAAGTGCTGTGGAGTCAGTAAACCATCTAATGGTTGATCCCAACTTTGACGTTCTAAAGTGTGTTCAATAAATTGAAATTGATGTGCCAATCCTAAACGGTAGGGCTTATGTTTAGCACTAGCTAATGTACGATCATAATAACCACCACCCATACCAATACGTGTCCCATAGTGATCGCAAGCTAAAAGTGGCATAAGTAGCAAATCAAGCTGTGCTACATGTTTTCCGCGAGTCGCCATAGGTTCTTTCATTCCCAATGGGTGATGAGAAAAACGACGACTTAAATATTGGTTTTTATTTATTTTTACCCATACTAAACGTTGCTTCATCGAACAAATCATGGGTAAATAAACTTGTTTGTTCTTTTTAAAACATAATTTGATAAGAAGATCGGTATGGATTTCACCGAAAGCATGCAGATATAAACCGATTTTTTTTGATGAATGAAAAATAGGAAGGTGATTTAGGCAATGTAAAACATTAAGCTGAGCCTGTTTTTGCTCAAATTGGGTTAAAGCTCGTCTTCTAGATCTTAAATTTTTTCTAATAAAACTTAATTCATTCATGGAGAAATCTAACAAAGATTTGAGGTCAGTCGAGTAAAATTATACCTGTTTTTCTATGGCTTCACCGAAATTTAAAAATTATTAAAAATTAGTCTTCTAATGTATTAGACCAAGTAAAAATAGTTTTGTTGTTAGGAGAAACTGTCTACATATAATTTTTTCTTTTTTACGTATTTACAGTATTTATTTACATTTAATCAGGATAAGTATATTTAAAGATGAATATGAAAATGTGAAATCTATGAAGTTAAAAATTTTAACAATGATGTTATGTGTGGCATTGCTCAGCGCATGTACGAAACAGGCAGAATCTGAGGCACCTCAAATTGATTATAAAGCTCAATTTGAAGAGTCGGACCGAAAAATTGGTGAATTTTTAGATCAGTTAGATAATCCAAATACCCCTCAAGAAGTTAAAGTTAAAATTTTATGTCATGACTATCCTGATGTGTATAAAAAACAATACATGCCTGCATTAATAAAAGTTTCACCAAAACCGTATACTGAAGAAAAATTATTGTCAGATTTGAAAAGTGCAACTGACTACTATAAAGGGACTTTGGGGATAAAATGTAATGAATAATATTTGAATTAAATCACGTTAAAAATTTAAAAGTGTGAATTGATTGGCATTATTTAGTTGTGCTAAATTTCTTCTGTTAATTACTTCAACTTTTCTCTGGATTTGAAATGCAGATCTTAAAATTTTTACAGAGTTTTAATACAGTCGGCACCTATTTAACACTTGCTTCCATCTTGCTTGTGGTCATGATCATTTATTTTTATGTAATTAATCCTGGATGAACATTTTGAAAGGAATAGGTCTTCTCATCTATTACTTTTTTAAGAACGGAAGATGAATAATAGGATAGGGATATGAAATTTAAAATATTATTATTAAGTTTTATTGCCACCGGTTGCTATGCTAATGAAAGTACAGCTGATCCGGATATTTGTAATATCGTAAAAAAGGTCGCTTATAACGTGATGGAAGCACGACAGCAAAAAGTACCAGCACAAGATTTACAACAAATTGCCGATGGGCTAGCAGATGAAAAAGCCAAGCAGCTTTATCAAGACTTAATTAGCTCAGCTTATGCTGCCAAAGTATTTAAGACAAGTTTCTTTAAACGCCAAGCAATTGAAGATTTCCAAGCAGGATGGTATGAGGAATGTTTACGTAGAAATGAATAATAATTAAAAAAATAATGAGTATTTAATTTTTAAGAACAACTAATTAGTTAAGAGAATAAAAAATATACTGACAGGTCTGTCTAGGTATTTTAATTTGAAAATAAAATTCGAATTTATAGGTATTTATTTAAAAATAAATGCTCCGAAGATGCCGCTGCATGTCGTTACCCTTGAACCCTAAAGTTCAGCGGGTCTTTCTCAATTCTAGCAATACATTGCAATATTAAGCAATACCTAGCGATATTAAAAAATCAATATTTTTAATAATTTATATTAAAGCAATACAATGCAATATTACACAATCTTTAGCAATACAAAAATAGTCTATTAATGGTCTATTTTGATAAATACGGTCTATTTTTCAAGTTTAAGTCTATTAAAGGTCTATTTTTGGTGATTAAAAAAGCGGCACTTAGCCGCTTATGCTGTATGTGCCATTTTGTTTTGTTCAATATAAGCCAAAACATCAGACTTCATATAATTTACTTGTCGTTTATGAGGTTTAGAGAATGGAATGCCGCCACCTTCACATCTTTTCTTCTGCAACCACGGTAAGGATACGTGCATAACAATAGCTACTGTTTCAGGTGGAAAAGTTTGATTATCAGCAGCTTCCCAAAATTCCTTCTTAGCAGCCTCTTTTTCTGCATGAGTCATACGATCTAATTTAGTTAAACGTGACATTTATTTCTCCTTACTTTCCGCTTTAGGATTTGCCCACCAAAGTACAGGGCCATCTTCTGAATCAAATGCTGCAATTAAAAAGAGTCCTTGTTCTGGCGGTTCTGGCTTTCAGTTTGGCCAAACTACTGCATCTTCCGGTATATTTGGTATTTCATCGTAATCTAATAGTTGAGTTTCAATTTCAACTCTAAGATTCATTTGAAGTTGTGCCCACTGTTCTCTTGTATAGGCTTCAGCTCCTTCTTCAATGGTGTCAAACAATTCAATATCTGGATGAAACCAATTGAAAAGGTTTTCAGGTGGTTCTATTGGCTGGATCTGATATTTAAAACCCGTCTCACTAGATCCATAAAATAGTTTTGCTTCATCAAAGCTTTTGGTTACAAGAGGGGCAGAGCCTTTCTTGTAGCAAATTACTATTTCATCAAATTTAAAAACACGTTCAGCTGTCTTCAAATCAAAGCATTGGTACATAGGTTCACTAAACCAACTCTCAACATAAAATAGATTTTTAATATGATCTTTGCGGGAACCGTGCCATTTCTGAACTTTGATAACATCATCAAAAATTTCTAAGAAAAAGTTGTTGCCTTCCTTTTCATGCATTTTTCTATAACGCTCAACAGCTCGCTCAGCTATCTCTTTTGAAGCTGCTGGCGTTTGCTTAAAAGGGCTGTAACCTTCAGGTCGCATTGCAACCGCCCATAAAGTTGATTCACTCATCCTTCAGCTCCCGATTCGCTAACACCCAACTTAATGCAACCTTCCTCAGGTAAATCAGCATACCAACAGTAGTATCCTTCACCGTCATAACCATCTTGGAGCCATTTGATGGTCATTTCAGTTTCCATCTGGAATTGATCTTTTTCCCCATCTGGCGCACCAAAATCAAAGGCTTCTTTTAGTTCAGCGCAAGTTAGAGTGACACTAGGGGTGGGAGTATCTGGCACCGTCTCGGCTTTGGCTTTATTCCATAACTGCCAAGCATCATTAGTTACAATATTGAAATAGCCATTCATTGTTTCACTGAATGCTAGGATGTCATTTTTACGAATAGCACTTTCACGTTTAAAAATTTCTGTAGTTTTGAATTGTGATTCAAAAGGGATACGTTCATTACCTGTCATTTAAGCCACCATCTCTGCATATTCTTCTTTAGTCCATTCAACAAACTCTTTATAAAGCTGCTGCGCGGGTTTATTTAACCGGTTGTGATAGTCGATCGTTATGCGGCGCCAAGCGACTGGTACCGCATAATGCTTGGTTAGAAACATCGCTTGATCCATGCCTTGCCGGACTATTACGTAGCCCAGCAATTGCAAGTAGTACATAAAACCAAGCATGTGTTTTTGGCTCACTTTCTTGTACTGATCTTTCATATTAGAAACCGTCTCCTAATAAATAATCAGGCTCAGCCTCTTGAAGTGGCGTAGATGTAGGGTTCTCTAATTCAAAGCGGCGTTTCTTAACAAAGTCCATGAGTCGTGATTGAATCTGTGGATCTCGTGCGGCCACATCTATTTCCAAAGCATCTAATGTTGTGAGGTCGGGCGCGTTTTGGATCTGGACCATTAGTGAAGGTGGTTCAGTTGCTTGCGCCTTAGATTTTTCGAGCTCTTCAAGACGTTTGTGAGTTGCAAGTAGCAAAGGCTCCATTTGTTTATCAGACCAAGTGCGTGTATATCGATAAACTGCATTTACTTCGTCTGGTGTTTTTGAGTCCTTAACTCGTTGCAGCAGGGTATCAAGTTTCTTCTGATATTCTGAATCAGCGGTTTCTGATTCAATAGCCGGCTCAGCTGTTTGTGCTTTTTCTACAACCTCTGGTTTTGAATTTTTAACTTTTAGAGATTCCGCATGACTTTCTGAAGGCTTTTCTTCTTCGACTTCTTCAGTAGGCTTATTTAGAAGTTTTAGAATGTCTTCCGCAAACTCACCACCGCTGATTTTAATAATCGCGCAGCAATGAGCAAATGCATTATCAAAACTTGAGTGAACTTGGCCATGCTGGAGCATGCGCAATTGTCCTTTAGATCCATTCCACTTAAACTGCTGCACACCTAATTCAACAGTTGGGCTAGGGTAAGAGCAAGTAGAACCTTTTTCTGGCGCAACTCTTAATGGTTCTGGTACCTCAAATTCACCAATAAAAATAGTTCTAGGCTTTAATTGAAATTCGAATTTATCAAAAACATCAAAGCCAAAGTCATAAGGGTTAAATGGTTCCCAGCCATTACGCTCAGTATTATTTACTAAAAGTAATTCACCGTTGGCCCAAGCAAGTTTGGCTTCAACTTTATTTAGAATTTTCATGCTGTCATCCCCGTTTTCGCTAAGGTTTCAATTTCTTGTTTAACTGCAGTTAGTTTTGCCGCTTCAATTTGGATCAGGGCATCTATGCCGAAGTGCTCACAAACTGTTTTTACATCGAGGCCACGTTCAGCAATAAAGTTTTGAAGTTCATCTCTTTGTTGATCTGAGATACCGTTAAATTCTGGTGGACTAATCCAAGTGCCACGTTGTTTATCAAACGTGCAATTCAATGCTTTAGCTCTCATTAACATTGCTTGGCGCATGTTCTGGTAATACATGTGTTCTTTATCAAGCGACTCAGTTAATTGATTAAGGTCACCTGCATGCTCAGCTTCTTCACAGCTTTGTTTCCAGTTTTCTAGCTCTTCTTGGGCTTTAGCTGCTGCAAGTTGTGCAGGCGTTAAGGTGTTAATGTGATCTTTAGCTTGAGTAATCAGGTCAGCCAAGAAAGTAGGATGTGCTTTAAGATCTGGTACCCATACTTCACCAGTTTCACCACCTAAAGCACCTGAGTTTTTCGCATGATGTGTAGGCGAGGGTTTAAAATTAATAACGCGGGCATTTTTACCTTCACCTGTAGTAACAGTTGTTAGATAACCCATCACATCTGCGATACGGTAAAGCTCGTTACGGTTTTTACCACCTAGATCTGGTCGGTAAATAATTTGATCACCGTTTTGATCTTCTGAAGCGTGTGCAATGAAAACAACGTCTTTACCTAAACTGATCAAAGTATTGATGTATTGCTTGAACGTTTGGTTCGCTAATCCTTGAGCCTTTAACTTTAAAGAACCATCTTTTTGACGGTTATTTGCCGTAAGTAACAGGTGGGTTTTAATGCATTCAAGCATTGCACCCACGGTATCAATGACTACGGTTTTATAGGGTGCTAAGTCCTGCGGCGTAAGGTTTGCAACATCACTCCATTGTTGAACCTGTACAACCGCACCTCGACGTAATTCACCAGTACGGTGAGCACCACGGTCAAAGTCAAAAGAAATTGCTTTTTCCGCAGTAAAGCCCATCGATGATTTACCTAAACCCGGATCAGCGTATAGGTACACAATAATTGCTTGAACCAATAAAGTTTGGTCAGCAGTAATAATCGGTAGAGCCATTATTCTTATCCTTATCTTGAGCCTGTAAAACCGCGTTTTTGCTTATATGCTTTGCGGTCATAAGTAGGGATATTTGTTTCACGCAGTTTTATAGCGAGCTGCTTTCTGCGCTGAAAATCGATTTCTTGGGTGAGTTCATTCCAAACTTTTGGATAAGAAGTTTGGAACCTGAACACATTTAAAGGCGTCTTAACTCCGTCTTTAACTTTGTAAAGAACTGAGCCATTAGCATTAGATGCGTACACTTGCCAGCCAATGCGAACTGAATACAGCCCTTTATCATCACGGCCTAAAAATGACTTGTAGCCGTCGGGGTGCTTTTTGAAATGAGTCATCTTTAAGCCTCCACCAACTTGTTACGTTCGATGAAGCCTTTTAGAAGGTCATTGATGTTGCGGATGTCTTCAAATTCGGTGAAATCGTTATATGACTTACCGTTAATATAAGTGATTTCATTTACAGTGAGTTGAGTAATATCAACAGCAGTGAATTCAGAACCCGGAACGCCGTAACTGTCTGGATGAGCTTCAAAATCAAAGCTAACGTTTAAACGGAAGCTATCTAATTTAATTACAGCAACGCCAGAATGTTTACCTGTGATTTTTGCGGTTAAAACACCGTAAGTACTTGATTGAGTTTTAGGGGTGAAAAGAGTAGGTGCTTCTTTTGTTTGGAAAGCTGGTTGTAGCTGGCAAGCAACTAAAGAACCACCAGAGATTGCAAGAGCAGCCATGCTGACAAATGCAAATGAGTTGAATGAGTTAACTTTTACGTTCATAATTGATCTCGCAGTTTGCAAAGCCCCGTTTCCGTCCAAAGTTCCGGGGCTTTTTTGTTATCTGTGAGGTAAATATAAGAAAACTTAGTTTTATTGTCAATAAGAAATCTTATTTTAATTTAAGAAATCTTATTTTTATGCTTTGATAGGCAAAAGAAAACCCACCGTGGTGGTGGGTTCGAAGGGGGGATTAGTTGTAATTTTGAGGAAGTTCCCATAATGCTTCTGTCTTTAGACGCAATTTTTTTTGATTTTCCTTGAGACTATTCTCAATTTCCTTTATTAGTTTATGTTGTTTTACTATTTGATCTTTAACCTCTTCAGGAGGATTCGGGATCTCAATATTCAAAAACATTTCATCAGGAATACTGCGTCGTCTCTCTACACTGCCTTGCATTTTACTTTTGTATATTTTTCTTAGAGAATTAGATCTCAAAATCAAATCCAAATATTCTACATTAACTTCTCGTTTTAATCTAAAGATTTTGTATGCTGGGCTTACGGCAGCAGCATCGTAATATTTTTGAAATCCTAGAACACCTTCATCTATAGGGAACCCCATTACAAGTTCATTTTTAAAAACCTTTTTATACCCAGAAATATCAGAACTTGCGACTCGTTTTTTAAATTTCTCATGTTGATCAATTAAGCCATGTTCCATAGTGATACTCATAATAGGTATATTTGTATCCTCTCCCACTTTGACTTTGCCAGACAAGGATAGGAGTTCTTTTAGTTTTATAGTTGGGAATTTTGATTTTATATGTGAATTACTATAGTGAGCATAATTATAAATATAATCATTGCTTCTGATTAATTCTGGATTAACTTTTAAGAAACCTAATTCATTATAATATTTATCAAAGTCGCTCTTATTTAAATCAGCAAAATCTAAATTTTTTAAATCATTTTCGTCAATTTTTCTACGGAAAGAATCTAAACTTAGGCCATCATTTGTCACATTGTAGTAAAAAACGTCAGAATTTGTTCTACCATTATGACAGTTGGTAAAGTAGAGTATATTGGTTTTAACTTTTGCATATGGCAGAAAAACTTCTTTTGGAAGTGAAACTACTGCTTTTAGTTGGGCGTTTTCAAATAAATACTTCCTTACTGGAGCTAAAGCGGCTTTAAAAAGAAAGCCTTCAGGTACTACTAATGCCATTCGCCCTCCTTTTTTTGTTGCTTTAAAGCAATGTAGAACACATACTCCATCATCATCGTTTTTAGCTAACTTATTCTCATATAAGTGAGAATAAGAAGTTTTTTGAGAAAATGGCATGTTGGTTATAACCACATCATATTCAGATTCAATAGGGTTTTGAAGTGTGTCTATCTGGCAAATTCCACTATGCCCATCCCCATGCAGAATCATATTCATTTTTGCGAGTTTTGCATTTGAGGTAATTTCTCTTCCAAAAATAGTATTATGTTTAAGCTTGATTTCTTCACTACTATTGTTTGCAATTAAAGTGTTATCTTTTATATGATCAAATGCCTCTGTTAAAAAACCACCTGTCCCACAAAAAGGGTCATAGATCTTTTCACCATATTTAGGGTTGACTAAGTTAACAATGGTTTTAGTTATGTGACGTGGAGTAAAATATTCTCCTAAGTCATTATTAGTTGCTGTAGCTTGCTGTAAGAAATACTCAAAAGCATCTCCTTTAATATCGGTATCTATTGATGAGAGTTTTAACTTATCCAACTCTTTGATCATCTCTTTAACAGCAACAGGGTTGGTTAGCTGTAAATTTGTAAAAACAGAAGCACCATATTGTCTATCAATATCTTGTAGTATGTTATTAGTTGTATTAATTAGCAAATCATTATCGAGACTTTTGAGAGAATTCCAAATACCTGTATTAGCATTCTCTGTATACAATTTTAAAAAAAGAATGTTTGCAAATTCTGAAAGCCTTTCTATACCAGCTCTTAAACCTTCACCTCTTAGTGAGTTATTTAACTTCTTGAAAACATTAATTAACTCTTTGCGAGAGACTAAAATTTCTTTAGGTGTAATATAAATACCATTTGTTTCCTGCAATATGAACTCTTTAGCTTCATTTACTCTTATTAATTCATTAACCTCATTTTCATCAATAAATAATGGTTTTTGGGTATACAAATGCCGTGTTTCGCAGAAACCATTATTCATTGCAAATATCAAAGGTGCATCAAGCATTTCAGCATATTCGGTTGCCTGATCCAGTGCTTTTGTTAAGCTTTTTCCACCTGATTTCGTTTCAATTACACCGATTGGCCGCTTATTTTGTGAATCGAAAAGAACATAATCGGGTCTTTTTTTACTTTTCTTGAGAAACTCATTATTAACAATTCTTAAGATATCTGATTCAAAAAAGACATTTTTGTTTGGATCTTGAATGTCCAAGATCCAGCCCTTGTTAATCAAATTATTGTTAACAATAAAACGTGTATCTTGCTCAATATTAGACATATTGCATAATCCCAATATCTACTATAAAAACTATTGGCAATCTACACATTACACACTAAAACATCAATAAATATTACTATCTAATAAGTGATATACCCCACATTTAAAAGACTGTGTCGGGTTCACAGCTTATTAATCTTTGGTGTTATTAATTTTCTGGCCTAGCTTTCCTTCTTTTACCAACTGCACTACTTGTTGATTTGTAAGGACTGGAATAAAGACTTTATCACCAATATCCTTAGAGAGGATCTTCACTTCTTCGGCTGTTAGCACCAAAGCTTCACCATGTTTAGCAGCATCATTGATACGAGCAATAATCTGGTTGATTGGTCGTTTTGAATTGTCCATAAGTCTTCCTGTGATTAATGCGAATAAGGATGTTCTTGTCTGTGCTGACTTGGTGGTACGATGTCAGTAATAGCTGTAATGCTTTCTACCTCATCCATTTCAAAGAAAAATCGCTCACCACCATTCACGGAAAGTAAGCTTAAAACCCCACCATTGATGCCGACAAATTCTTTAATTGTGCATCTTCCATCCTTCAAGCACACCTGAACAAACTCATTCGGCACAAGATCTGCATCAGGGTCGCACACAACGTACCAACCATTACGAATTGCTGGAAACATTGAGTCGCCAGTGCCTTTAATGCCATAGGCTCTTGGTCCTGCTGAGTGAGTTGGAACATACCCATCTCCAGCATTGCCTTCATAACCCATATCTGTGAAATAGCCATCCATGCCCATCTTGGAGTAAGCCTTAACAGGAACATATCTTTTTTGGGTGGGGAAGGGCTTAACAGGTGTTTCAATAAATTTAACAGCATCTTCGCTATCGGGAATATTGTATTTTTTCTTAAAAGCTTCGATATCCAGAACTTTCAAATGCGCAACAGTGCTATCCAACTTGGGACCGCTTTCATCTCCATTAGTTATATACGAAGTCGACACTCCGAAATAAGCCGCCATTTTGCTTAATGGGTCTGCTTTAGGAGCATAAGCATCCTTCTCCCAACCGGTGACATTAGGCGCACTAACCCCGACGATTTTTGCCAACTCGCCTTGGGTTAATTTCTTTTCTCTTCGTAAGGCGCGAATACGCTGACCCATAGTTTCTAGATTCTTCATATAAGTTATCTTACATCTTGCAAAAATAAGTTATCTTTGTTTTAATACTAAGAAATCTTACTTTTGAGGTTGAGCAAATGACCAAACAGGAAGCTTATAAGTTGCTTGGTGTGAATGGTGTCGGTTTAGCAAAGTTATTAGGGATTGAACCTCCTGCTGTGTACCAGTGGTCAGATGAAAAAATCCCATTAGCTCGCGAATACCAGATCAGAGACTTAGCTGATGGCAAAGAGCCAATTAAGCGAACTAATGCAACCACCTAGGAATCACCATGAGCAAATTATCAGTTGATATATCTGCAAGCGCCAGAAATGGCGTATCCCGCATATTGCATGGTCTTGATATAAGCAATCAAAAAGAGATTGCTGAACAATTAAAAGTTGATCCAAGCACCATTACTCGGCTTAAAACGGATAAGAAAAACAATGGCTTGAATGAAATTGAAATGTTTTGCGAGCTATTGAGTTTGCTTGGATTAAAAGTCGTTCCTAAAGATTATCAGAGTATTGATAAGGAACGTGTTGCTGCACTTTTAGTCATGTCTAAAAGTTGGATGAACCGTATAGAAACGGTGGATGACTTATTTCATGACGAAATCAGTGGTCAAAAAGAAAAGCTTGGATATTAAAAAACCACTACCTGCGCAAACAGGAGTGGTTTATAGGCATTCAGTCGAGATGAATCAAATGAATAAAACTAATTTATCAAATCAAACAACCGAACGCAACCAGCCAGAATTTTTAGTGGGTGACGTTGTAGTGCTTACTAAAGAGTGCCGTACTTTCAAATCAAATGATTTGTTTGAAGTTAAAAACAAAACTTTGACTAGTTTATGGACCATCAAATCAGAGAAACATTTGATTCTGGTTTCATCAAAAGAAATCCGCACAGCAACAGTTGCAGAACTTAACGCCAAACGCCGACTAACAAGCGCTGAGCAAGCATTAGCGGAGGTGTCATGAACAGCTTTACACAGCAAATCAAAGTTTCTCGTCAGCAAAGTGAAATCCAATCTTTTTATGAACCTGCATTGCGAGTACTTGGGCACCTGTTTGAGGTGAAAAAGCAAAATTTACGCAACAAAGGTTATGACGAAAATAATGCAGCGGTAACCAAAGTTGAATTTTCAGAGGCTATGGCTCGTCAATTTCGCATAAAGCAGTGGTTAGCACAACAGATTGTAACCAGCTTAACCAAAGCGTGTTTGGTTGATTCGTTTGGTGGCTATGTTAAGCCAAAGGATGGTGAAAAGTGAGATATGCAGCAAAAAGAAAACAGGATATTTCCGTTTCTACCACACCGCTTGAGGTGGTAATTCCACTGGAACAACCAGTAAAGATCTATTCGGCTAAAGAATTAGCAGCTATGCCACTTTCA